CTCGTTCAAGTCCCTATTTTATAAGGGTTTCAGACGAATTGAGCCTTATGAAACAAGAGTTTCCCCGATTGGAGACTAACCACGCTGAGTGGTCATTCTCAGAAACCGAGGATGTTGAGATAGTAGGTAATCACTCATTCGGCGACGAGTGCGCGGAATGGGCCGAGCGTTTTCTTTCGCTCTCAATGATGCCGTGGCAATTGCACGTCCTCCGGGGACAACTTGCCCACGACGGTCAAGGCAATTTGCTCAACCGTCAATCTCTTGTTTCCGTGGCGCGTCAAAATGGTAAATCGGAATGTCAAATTGCAATTGCGGGTTGGTGGCTCTGCACAATGGGCGCTCGACGTGATCGTCCCCAAACCGTCGTCACGACCGCGCACCGTCTGGACATTGCCACGTTGTTATTTGAGCGACTTGCTCCGGTACTGATTGAAAAGTTTCGCGCGGAGGCGTCTTGGTCGTATGGGCGAATGGGTCTCGTAATGCCGGACGGCTCAAAACTCTGGACTCGCGCTGCAACTCCAACGAACTTTCACGGCCTCACCGTGGATTGTTTTATCATTGACGAGCTCTGGGCTATTGGCGACCAAATTGTTGACGATGCAATTATTCCAACTCAAAAGGCCCGCAAATCTGCACTCTGCTCAATGTGGTCAACCGCTGGGACTGAGGCGTCGTCAAGTCTGCTTGCAAAACGAGAAATGGGATTGCGCGCAATTGACAAACCCGAGGAATCGGGCAATTTCTATTTTGCCGAATTCAGCCCCCCGCACAATATTGACCCGATGACTCCCGAGGCGTGGGTCTATGCGAACCCGGCTCTTGGCTACACCCTCGACGTAGAAACTCTCCGCGCGGAATCTTTGACAATGGCTCGCTCGGCGTTTCTCCGTGCAACGTGCAACGTCTTTGTTGCCTCGGCCACGTCTTGGCTTGAGGCGGGACTTTGGGAGACCTTGACAACGGATATTGAATTGGGCGCCGGCGGAGTCCTTGCGGTAGACCAATCACTTAACCAAGATCGGGTGGTCGGGCTCCGAGCAAAAAAGATTGACGACGAAACTATTGTCGAGGTTGCATTTGTTGAACCAACCCTCGCGGGCGCGTGGAGTCGTATTGAAAAACTAATGGAATCGGACGCCGCTCTACAACTTGCAATTGGGGCTGGACTAGAAATTCAATTGCCCGCCAAACTTAAGTCGAGGACTACCACGGTAGGCCATAGGGAAATGACAAAATGGACCGCCATTGTTCGCCAGATGATTAAAGAAAATCGCGTCAAACATCACGGCGAATTGTTACTCAATGAGCACGTCGCTCGGGCGGTACCGGTCAAAATGCAATCGGGATTGTCTCTCAGCTCAACGCGCTCTCCCGGGGCTATTGAACTCGCTCGTTGTCTTGTCTTTGCGGTTGCAATGTCGAGTCGTCCCGTCGCTCCAAAACGCGCCGCATTCGCCTCATCCTAGAATTTCCTATCTTTAATTGAGACGCTCGCAAATTGGTTTTGTGTATGTCACACTCTGACCAATGGCTCTATTCAATCGCAAGATTACGACCGGCGCGTTTAACTCCGAACCCGTTCGCGCCGCGTCTGGTGGAGCTTCTCAGATCGGCGAGTTCTATTCATATTCTGTCGGGACTATGGAGGAACTCGCCCTCAGTATCCCGACCATAAATCGTGCTCGAGATTTGTTGGCATCCTCTATCGCTTGCCTCGACCTTCAGTCCTACACCCTCCAATGGACCGGCGAGCGATACGAGGAAATTTATGTCCCGGGCGAATCGTGGATGACGCGCCCAGACCCAACGGTCACGCGCAATTTCATTATCTCTCAAACCGTCTCGGACCTTTTTATGTACGGTCGCGCTATGTGGGCCGTGACCTCACGTTATGCAAACGGTTTTCCGGCCACGTTTCAATGGCTACCTCAATCAAATATCTCAACGCCCGGACAAGCGGGTCCGCAATGGTTCGGCAACCCGTCAGAAATTCAATTCAACGGAATGAAACTCAACCCCGACAATGTTGTCACGTTCTTATCCCCAACTCAGGGGATAATTTTTATGGGTCGTCGAGTTATCAACACGGCGCTCCGACTTGACCAAGCAGCCGAGCGATTCGCCTCAAACGAAATCGCCGCGGGTTATTTGCAACAGACCAAGGACTCCGAACCGATGACGGCCGACGAACTTGGAGAATTAGCGCAAGGCTGGAGCGCGGCTCGCCGCACGAATTCGATAGGTGCTCTTAACGGTTTTGTCAATTGGGTTTCCTTTGACCAAGACCCGAGCAAATTGCAAATCACGGAAGGACGCCAACACTCAGCGTTGGAATTGTCGCGTTTGTCAAACATTCCCGCGTGGATTCTTGGAATCGGCATTCCGGGAATGACATATCAGAACGCTCAGGATTCTCGCCGTCAATTATTTGAGTTCGGGTCTCGTCCTCTGGCTCACGCCATAGATGAACGGTTATCAATGAACGATGTTTTGCCAAATGGACGCCACGTCAAATTTGACGTCGAGTCATACCTTGGGGAACTTGCAATTGATATTCCCGTTGAACCAATTGTCCCAACCCCCCAAGGAGCAAACCAATGATTCGTTTTGAAGCGACACCGATAACGCTTGATGCCGCCGCACCCGGTAGCACCGAGCCTCGTCGCACAATTACGGGTCTCGCCATTCCTTGGAATGTTGAGGCAACCGTCTCGACGGGCCAGCGCGTGAAATTCCTTGAGGGCTCTCTCCCCGTTGACGGTCCCGCGCCGGTCCTTCTTGAGTTTCACGACTCCTCACGACCCGTTGGAATTGTCACTCAGCGCGTTTCAGATTCAACCGGAATGATGTTCGAAGCAAAACTCTCGGACACCGCTGCCGGGCGCGATCAAATGACCTTGATGCTTGACTCGGTAGTCACCGCGGTTTCCGTAGGAGCCGAGCCCATTGATTATACAATTGACAAAAAGACCGGAACAATGACCGTCACAAAAGCAACGTGGAGCGAGTTGTCACTCGTCACCGCTGGAGCATTTACGGACGCAAAAATTTTACAAGTCGCAGCCTCGACCCCCGAGGATGATGAACCCCAACCAGAAGAAAAGGAAGAAGAAATGTCAGAACCAATCGAAACCGCAGTCGTTGAGGCTGCAACAAAACCGACGGAGTTGCTCTTTGCAACGCCGAAAAAAGAATTCAAAATGCCAACAGCAGTTGAATATATTCAAGCAAGTCTCGCCGGCGGTTCCGTATTTGCGGAATTCTCCGCACGACTTAAGGCCGCCGCTCCCGACATCATTACAAGCGATGTTCCCGGAATCATCCCGGAGCCAATTGTCGCTCCGATCTACAACAATTTTCGAGGGATTCGTCCCGTCGTAGATTCGTTTGGAGTTCGCGCAATGCCAATGGCGGGTGCAACATTCATTCGCCCAAGTGTGACAACTCACGTCTCGCAAGGCGTCCAGAGCACACAAAATACCGCCCTTACTCAAGGCACAATGGTCGTCACGGCAAACACCGTCACGAAATATACATTCGGCGGATATGTGGATGTCTCCGAACAGACATTGGATTGGTCCCAACCCGACGTGCTCTCCGCATTGCTCGACGATATGGGTCGAATCTATGCAAATGGCACGGACAACAAAACCGCTGACGATTTCAAAACGGGCGTTACAAACTCCAACGCATTTGCCGACCCAACGGTCCCCGCAGATTGGGCCGCGTGGATTGCTCAAGCAGCGTCGGACATTTTGTCAGACTCAAACGGAAACCTCCCGAACACTCTTTGGGTTTCTCCCGACGTGTGGGGCGACTTAATGCGCTTGACCGATACCGCCGGACGACCATTGTTTCCCAACGTTGGACCATACAACGCTTACGGTGACCTCCAAGGTAACCGCGACAACGGAACCGCATTTGGAATGCGCGTGGTAGTTGACCGCAATTTTGAGGCCGATACCTTGATTCTCGGAGACCCAACTGGCTTCGAGTGCTGGGAAACTCAACGCGGAGCATTGTCTATTGCAAACCCGTCCAGTCTCTCAACCACGATTGCGTGGAGGGGCTATTTCGGGACGCTGATGATTGATGCAACCAAGTTCATCAAAGCATCGTCCTATTAACTAACACCGAGAAACGAAGAGGATTTCAGCGTGGCGACTTATACGGTCACTAACAGAATGCGATTGGAAAATATCGCCGTGCTGCAAACCTTGACGCCTCACGACCTCGACGTCGGTGACCTCATTGACGTCGCGGGAGTCGGTGATGATTTTGACGATACGTCGTTACTTGTTCGCGCTATTCCCGAATATCTATTTACGGGAGTCAACGACCAAGGTGATTACACCTACAACGTAGGCGTTATTATTCCAAACCAAGTTTTGTTTGAAAATGTCGGTGCCGATGTACAACGCTCAAGCGCTACCGGAACAATTGAATATTCGGTCACGGTCACTTGGATTGATGACCAAGACGTTTTGAATTGGCTTGGCATTGACCCGGCAACGATGAATGATGAATTGTTCGTGGCCGCTTGCACCGACGCGGCTAACGCGGTCGCGTATCGTCGACGTCAAGCCGCGGGCTATACGGATTCCGTGTCGACTTGTGGCTCCGATGTTCAACTCGGGACGACGATGTACGCGGCTGCTCTTTACCGTGAGCGCGGCTCGCTTGATTCGTTTCAGTCGTTTGACGTTATGTCAACACCCGCTCCCGTCGGAGCAATGGGTCAAATCCTCCGCCTCTGGGGTTGCAACCGTGCTCAGGTCGCATAGTGGGCCGATGCAATGAAGCGCGAGAACGTCTTGTCGAGACTCTTGAGGACGCGTCCTTGGTGGTTGTGTCGGATGCCAGAAACATTCGCCCGGGATGCGTCATTATTGACCCTCCAACAATTACTCGCTCAACCCCCGTTCAAATCTCAATGGAGTTCATCGTCACGGCGGTCCAGCCGCCACCCGGCAACTTGGACGCCCTCATTGCTCTCCTCAACCTTGTCGACATCGTCATCGATGCCACGGGTGCAACCTCGGCAAGTAGTACCGTCTACTCAGTCGGAGGGCAAGACCTACCCGCTTACCAAATCACCGTCCCTTGGGTCGGATACCCCGCTTAAGGAGCAAAATGTCAACTTATAAAGTCTTGACCGATATGGTCGCAAACAAATCAATTGGAGACTCAATCTCTGACGAGGAACTTGAGGGTTGCTCAATTGAAGCTCTTATTAATTCGGGGCATATTGCTTCGACAACACAACCAAAAAAAGAAAAGGAATAACAAATGGCAATCTACGTCAACAAAGATATTTTCTGTTCAGTCAACGCGATTGATTTGAGTTCATACGTCTCCTCGGTCGAATTCGTTCAGGCCGTGGACGCCGTTGAATCAACGGCGTTTTCGGCAACTAGCACCAACGGACATTCGTTTATCGGCGGGATTCAAAATAACTCCGCAACGATTACGTTCAACCAAGATTTCGCGGCCTCTAAGGTCTGGGCAACTCTCAACGCTCTTGTCGGAACGCCGACGAATATCGTGATGCGTCCGACCTCGGCCGCGGTAAGTGCGACCAATCCGACGCTGACACTTAGTTCGACTCTAATGTCGAGCCTAAGTCCGATAAATGGCGCCGTGGGCGACCTAGCCTCCACCGGCGCGATTAGTTTTCAAGGCGGCCTCTACACCTCAGCGACGTCCTAATGTTTGAGTTGTTTATCGCGACGGTGCTCGTCGATGGCAGCGAACACGAAATTTGTTTGACGGTTTCGTCATTGTTGGAATTTGAACGGTTGCACACCGTTTCAATTATCAAGGCAATTGACGAAAACCTCTCAATGGAATATCTCGTCACTCTGGCTTATTTGTCTCATAAACAATTGGGCCGTGTGACGAACATTGAAAAATTCAAAGACGAGGTGAAAGGTATCTCGTACAAGGTCGAACGTCTCCCTTTTGGCGTGACGGTATCCACGGAGTCATTGCCGGACTAATCCTCAACGGGATTCCATATTCGGAAATCATCCAAATGCCGTTGACACTTGCAAACACTCTCAACCAAGCGATTATCGATAGGAACAAGAAATGAGCGCTAAGTCATCCGCACAAGTCCACGGACTCACGGAGGCGCTCGCAATTCTCAAAAAAGTCGAGCCCGAAACGGTCAAGCAGATTAACGCCAATATTCGACGCGAGGCAAAACCCGCAATTCAAGCGGTCCGGCAATACTTGACAAACCTCGACCCAGACGGTAACCCGCTTAATTCAATGGCAAATAGCGTTTTGATTAAGGACCGCGGTGACTCGACGCGTTGGAATTTTCCTCGGGTCAAAGCTGGTATCCGATTCAAGACCGGCGGACCGAGCAAAAAAAAGAAAAAGGCGAGCCGTCAAAACTATGCAATGTTCTCAATCATCCAGAGCAACGCCGCCGGAGCAATATACGACGTAGCGGGTTCGCGCAATGCGGGCAAATCAAAGACATTTGTTCCCAACCTTGAGGGCGTGGATACACCGCACAAGGACGGCGACCGTCGAGGCAAAAAGGGACCGTCTCGGTATATGTGGCCGGGTGCGGAATCTCATATTCCAGCGCTCACCGCCTACGTCAAAACTCAGGTCAAAATTATCGAGCAAAAGACCAACAAAAGTTTGTTGAAGCGAGGCTAACCCGTGGCAATTATCGTTGACATTCTCACCGAATACAACAAGACCGGAGCCGACGCCGCCAACAAATCCATTGCTGGGATTGGCACCAACTCGCTCAAAAGTGCAATTTCAATTGGCGCGGTCACGGCCGAACTAAGTCGAATGGTCAAGGCCGCAGCCGAGGACGAAAAGTCCGTCAATCTGCTTGAGCAAACTATCCGCGCCAACACCGACGCCACCGATAACCAAATCAAATCGGTTGAGGATTATATTGCCAAAACTCAAATGAGCGCCGCCGTGACGGACGACGAATTGAGACCGGCGCTCGGCAACCTTATTCGAGCAACCAAGGACGTCACTCAGGCTCAATCGTTGATGAATTTGGCGCTTGACATTTCTGCCGGTACGGGCAAGGACCTCACGACCGTTTCTTTGAGTTTGTCAAAAGCGGTCAACGGAAATTTTGGAGCTCTCAGCAAATTAGGAGTTCCGCTCGACCAAAACGCAGTCAAAGCAAAAGACCTCGACGGAGTGCTTATAGGTCTCCAAACCTCGTTTGCTGGAATGTCTCAATCGGCAGCCAATAGCGCGTCTGGCGGATTTAAAAAACTCTCCATTGCCGTCGGTGAACTTGAGGAATCAATCGGCTATTTGGTCTTGCACCCGCTCGCCAATTTTGCAACCAACATTTCCATTGGAACAAACATATTGAGCACGTTCGTCACCACAACCAAAAAGGCGGAAGGTCCGACGGGCGGTCTTGGCGCTGCATTTCTAAACCTTGCGGAGTCAATCCTCAAATCCACTAATGAATTCAAGATTTTTAATTTTTTGACCAGCGACCACACGACAAAGGCAAAAGACGTTACCGACGCCGTTGACGCCGAAGCAGCACGTTTTGGGCGTTTGCGCGAAAACTATATTGCGAACAACATTGCCGCCGCCGATACGGTCAAGGTTCTTGACAAAGTCAAGACCGGCACAAAGTCCGCGGACAACTCAACAAAGGATTTTTCCAAGACCCTTGAGGACAAATCAAAAGCGTCTATTGAGAAATATCGAGACGCGCTCAAAGCGGCCCGGGAGGAAATGGCAGATTTTGCCAAAAGCACGTCGAGCGAGTTGTCCGGTATGGTCAGCCTCCGTGAGGCGTTTGACACCAATGCAGCCGCTAGTGATGCCGTCACGACCGCGCTACAGGCTCGCCAAATGGCGTATGAGGCGCTCAACACCGCTCAACAGTCTGATGATGCGGAAAATCTCGCTAGAGCCATTCAGGGCGTTGCCGATGCTGAGACTAATTTGACGGCGGCTCAGCAGAAAAAAGCCTCAATGACCACGGTTGGGGAGTTTGCCAAACAAGTTTCAATGGCCAAGAAATTTGCCGCCAATCTCTCAACGCTCGTCGGGTACGGTCTGGGTCCAGACGGTCTTGCTCAATTGCTTAACCTTGGACCCGTGGCGGGCTCCGCCGTCACCGATGAGATGATTGGAATACCGGGCGTATTCGGGCAATTCCAAGAAGCGTTGGGGAGTCTTGCGGGAGCAGCAAACCAACTCGGGTTGAGTTCGTCAACGGCGTTTTTTGGCGGCGGCGTAAATGCAGCTAAAAGCAATCTCAACGCGGCTAAAGGCATCACGGTCAACGTCAACGCGGGCCTTGTGGCAACCCCGGCGTTAATGGGTCAACAAATTATTGACGCCATACTCGCGGCCCAGCGCGTAGGCGGAACGGTTTTTGTAGGCGTATGACCCAACCCGTCATTCAAGTCCTCGTCGGGTTTCAATCGGCAACGGGATTCGGGCAACCGTTTATCCTTGACGACGCGACAAACGGCGTCCTCAACACGACGGGTCGAGGCACTCTGGGCGGAATCACTTATGTTGACCTCACAAGTCTCGTTCAAAATATAAACATCGGGCGCGGTCGCTCTCGACAATTGCAAGAGTTCCAATCGGGTCAAGCAACCGTGACATTTTGGAACAAGGGTCGGTCACTAGACCCATTAAATACGTCCTCGCCATATTGGATTGGGTCACCCTCCACCGGTACCACGGGCATTCAACCGCGTCTCCCAATCATCATCAATGCAAACGGAATCCCAATTTATACCGGACTCATTACGAGTTGGAATCTCGCCTATGACCTAGCGAACAACGATCTAATGTTTGCACAATGCTCGGACAATTTCACCGTGTTTGCAAACCTCCAACTCAACGCGCACACCACGACACAAGAGTCAACGAGTACGCGAATCAATAACGTCCTCGCATATTCCGAGGTCAACTATCAAGGCGCTCGAAGCGTCTCAAGTGGTACCTCAACGCTTGGAGGGACCGCGGCGTCTGCTGATTTCAGCGTCATTCAAGATACGAACCTACTCAATTACATTCAACAAATTACTCAATCGGAGCAAGGTCAAGTGTATATGAGCGCGGCCGGGACATTTACTTGGAAAGGTCGAGGGACGGTACTCACCGCGTCGGCTGCAACCTTTAACGGTGACGGGACCGGGCTTGCTTATCAGACGCTCGAAAATCAGTTTGGCGACACTCTGCTCTACACATACGTCCAAACCCAGAGCCCCGCCGGTGCGGTACAAGTGACCGGCAACTCAACGTCAATTGCGCAATATCAAACTCAAACCTACACCGACGTCAATTTGCTCAACTCAAGCACCTCCGAGGTAGCCGGTCTGGGCAACTACATTTTGGGCAAATATGCAACGCCCGTTTTAAGGTTCACCGGCCTCACAACCGAACTTGGCGCGTTGACAACCGCCAATCAAAACACCGCGCTAAACCTTGACCTCACGTCAATTGCAACCGTGGTCAAAAACTTTGTGACCGGATCTCCGTCCTCGAGCACCCAAGTTTTAATGGTTTCGGGCATTTCGCACAACATCACTCCGACAAGTCACCTTGTCTCGTACAATTTCGAGAGCACGGACAACCTCGGATTTTTCACCCTCAACGATGCACTTTGGGGAACTCTCAACAACAACCTATTAAGTTTCTAAAGGAGAATAATTATGGCAATTGCACCAAATACAACATTCGTCAGCGGCGCAGTATTGACAGCGGCTCAACAAAACGCGTTTGGCTTTAGCACTATGGCGTATAACTCAACAGGTACAGCGGCGACCGGAATTACTTCTATCGCCGCCCAAATAACCTTGTCAAGTTTTACAGCAATAGCAAACCGAAACTACAAAATTACATATTTTGAGCCTAGTTTAGTAGCGGTCGGTTCAGCAGGTGAGGCAACTTTAACTATTAAAAACGGCGCTACTACGTTAAACCAATCCGTACAAGCTACAACTACGGCCTATTCAGCTGTCGGCCTTTGCGTCCATATCGGAACCTTTACCGCCGGTTCGGTCACAATTACGGGAAACCTTACTAACTTTGGTAGTACGTCTTTAAGCGCGTCTCGACAAGCGACGCGGTACGCGTTCGTACACGTCGAGGACATAGGCCCGGCGTGATTATTTCTAACCCACCCAAGGCGCTCATTCTCCTCGTTGCGCTTATCTGCATTACGGTGCTACTTGCAACAAACTCAATTGACCAAAATGCGGGCCTCCCGATGATTTCGGCAATTGTGTTTTACGGCATCGGCAATGGCGTAGCGGCTAAAACTCGACAAGACTCGCCAAAAATGTTCGGTCCTAAAACCGATGAGTCCTAGACCGTATCCTTACAACGTCGCTTGGGACGGCAAACAAACGTCTCCCGGCATTACAAAACTCATTGAGTTAACAAAAGCGCGTTGGAATACGCGGTCGCTTGGCGCGTATGTCAATCGCAATATGAATCGGAACGTTACGCCGCCGGTCAAATCGGTTCACGCCACCGGCAACGCGTTTGATTGCGACTACGGCATCAAGAAAACGGAAAAAGAAAACGAAGCGTTAGCGCGTGTCATTTGGGATTTCTTGTTGCACAATTCCGAGACGCTCGGAATATCTCTTGTCAATTGGTACGCATTCGGAACCTATGGCGCGACGTACAAATGCAGTCGCGGTGAGTCGAAACTTGGGGTCCGCATTCATTCAAGCGACGCCGAATCCGCCGGGTCGTATCAAGGGACGCCGACTTGGCTGCATATTGAACTCGATGTCGCAATGTCCAAGGACGCCGCCAAATTTGCTCGGGCGTGGGCCTCAATTCCCTACCCATAAAGGGCAAAAACAGATTGCCACCAACGGCCTAGACCGATTGGGTAGGTTCGTTAGACCCGACAAAAGGAGTCTCAAATGGTAGAAACAATAATCTATGAGGAATTGCGCGGAGTGCTTGAATCTGGGCAGCGCGTCCTTG